GTCTCGGTGACGGCCGTGCCGTCGGACTTCGTGAACGTGCGCGGCCGGCCGGCCTGCTCGGCGGCAAGCTGGATGCTCTGCGTCACGTTCTTGGCCCATGCCGTCCTGTCCTGATCCTCGACGGGCATCAGGCCCGCGGCGAAGTCCTGAAGCATGACGCCGATGTCCTTTGGGTTCGCGGACGGGTCGCGGCTCGTCTGTTTCAGTTGCCGGGCAACAGTGGCAGCGTTGCTCTGCATGTAGTTGCTCTGCACGCGCAGCATTTGTTCCTGCTGCCAGTCGTAATGCCCCTTCGCCTGCGTCTTCATCAGTTGCGGGATGCGTTTCATGATCTGCATCCGCACCTGCATGTCGGTCGCTTCGTCGCCCGTCTTGACCGCATTGATCTTGTTCTGAATCTTCTGCCGGGCTTCGTCCGGATTCAGGGCGAACATGTCGTCCATGTCGTTCTGAATCTCTTCGATGACACGGTTTCCTTCGTTGGCGGTGTAGTACGCCTTGGCCCCTTCCGTCAGATTCGTGTTGCCGAAGAACTTGTCCAGCTTGCTGCGGCCGTTGGCGATCTCGTCGATGGCCTGCCCCTGCGCGGCCATGGACATGCCCTGCAAAAGCTCGCGCTGGTTGCGGTCTTGCAGCTCCTGCGCGGCCTTTGTCTGGGCAAAGCGATTGAAGATCTGCATGGCGCCCGACAGGCCGCGCGTGAAGCTGTCCTCCTGCGGGGGCAACACCTGCCCCTGGTTCATGTTCACGCTGATCGGCGTCGGGCCGTTCTGGACAAGGCGAGACTCACGCGGCCCGCTCGATTGCCGCTCGTATGTGCTGAAACGGAACGTCATGGTTATCTCCCCATCTGCTTCCAGAAGTTTTGGTATCCGGTGCTACGTGCGCCAAGCGCGCCATACTGCATGCCGCTGCCCCAGTTGAACCGGCCGCCAGAGAATGCGCCCTTGCCGCCGGAGAAGTAGGCGCCGGCCATTCCGATCAGGCCGGACATGTCGATGTTGCTGCTGCGCGAGAGCTGCGGGGCGTTGCCGCCGTAGATCCGGTTCGCGGCCTCCTGCATGCCAGCCTGGGCGCGAGCCGACTTGTCGCCGGGGCCGAGAATCATGCTTGCAGCCTGGTAGCCGGCCGCGCCCCCGTAGTACGCCGCCACCAGCGTGCCCACGTCACGGATGGTCGCGTTCCATGCGCTGCCCACTTTCATCTTCTGGGACTTGGACACGGACTTGTCCAGCTTGGCCGCGTAGATGCTCGTCGGCATGCTGTCGAACGCCGCAGACACAAGCTCCCGGGTGCTGGCCTTGTACTGCCGGGCGTCGTCAAGGTCCATCGCATCGTTCTGCGCACGTCGCAGCGCGATGCTGTCCTTGGTGTTGGCGTTGATCTGGTTGGCCAGCGCCGTTCCGGCCGTGCCGTTCATGGCCTGCTCGGCATAGGCCGCCCCCAGTGCCTGCCCCTCGCTCATGCGCTGCGACAGGTCTTGCACCAGCTTGGCCGTGTTGTGGCTGGAATAGTCTGCCGACAGGTTGCCAAGGTTGGCGCCCAGATTCCGGGCGATCTTCCCGGTGGCGACGTTGGCCTGCCATGCGTTGAAGGCCGCCTCGTTCGCGGCCATCTTGTTCGAGTAGGACCGCCGCACGTTCTCCACGCGGTCGGCGATCTCCACCATCTTGTTGTACCGCTTCGCGTCCTGCCGCGCTCGCAGGCCCGGGAATAAGCCCCCGAGAAGGCTGCCGATCTTCAGGCCCATGATGAAGGTGTCTCGTCGTTGTACACAAACAACCTGTAGGTGACGTGCGTGATCTCCATCGGACCCTCGGAGAACGCCGTCCCGCCGGTCAGTATCGTAACGTTTTGCGGCCCCGGGCGGTGGATGTGATGCAGGGCGCGCCATGCCGTGTCGCCGGCGAACCGGACGCGCTCCTTGACCGGAGACGGGTCCGAATACTGCCGAGGCTTCTGCCCGGTGTTGATCACGAAGTCATGCGCCTTGTTGACGTGGACCTCAACGTCACGGAACGTGTACCGGATCGGCGGCGTGGCAACGTCGGTTTCTTGGGGTGGCGCGAGCGTCAGTGACGACTTGTATGCGTTGCCGAACACGATGTCAGCGTTTGTCGGGATGCCTGTGATGTACTCCTTCGGGGTTGAGATGCCGGCCCCATTGACGGCCTTTGCCCACACCGGGGCGCGCTTGTCGCTGGTCCTGCACCACAGATCGAGATACTGATTTGACGATGACTCGGAGTACTCGGAGATGTATGCGTAGCCCGCTCGATTCGAGAAGATCACCAGCGAATCCCCGGACATTGCCAGCCCGGCAATGTCGCCAACGCTCATATTCATGTCAAAGACAGACGTGTGCTCGCCAACGCGGAACGTCTTGATGGTCCTGTCCATCGAGATGTACACGGTATCGCCGCTCGACGATGCCGCCATCGATGTCCTGAACGGGATGCGGGACTTGCTCATGTCGTAGTGCGGGATCGGGTCCGATGATGTCCACACGCCGCCATAGTTGCTTTCCGTGTAGACCCGGACCGCCTGATCGCTTGCCGTGCGCCAGTAGTGCCATACCGCCCCGTTCACGTTCAGGATGTGGTGGGTGGCGACGCCTGGGAACGATGCGTCACGCACCTTCTGGATCGACACAGATCGGATGTCGGCAAGGTTGACCACGTAGGCGCCCGTGTTGGTGAGCACGAATGCGCCCAAGCGGCACGGCACGGCATCGATGATGTACTCGGACGACGACTTGGATATCTCCACCGGGGCGCCATCGCCGGCCGTGATGTTGCCGGCCGCCTTCGGGAAGAAGTTCAGGGGCTTGTCGGCGGCCGACGCGAGAATGGCGCGCTCGCAGACGACGCAGAAGCGCCCGTTGATGTACATGGTCCGGATCGGCGCGCCGGCGTTCTTCAGCGCGTTGGCCATGGCCTCCGGCGCCGCGGTCGGTGTCGGGGCGATGTCGCCATAGCGCACGGTGTTGAAGTAGAACGTGTTGCCGCTGGCCTTCGTCATCACCAGAGACAGGCCGCCGGAGACTGACATGCGCGGGACCTCTTTCCAGATGCCGCCGCGGTACTCCAGCACGGTGTCCGACTGGCCAATCCGGACTGCGTGGCCCTCAGCGCTGTTTGCCGGCAGGCTTTCGACGGATTGCTCTTGCTTCCATGCCCGCTTGAACCCGGGCGGAATGTCCGCGGAAAGAATTTCGTACTGAGACGGAACGTTGATAATGAACGACTGGCCCGCCGTGAATGCCTGCATGCCGCCGACGGGGCCGTCGCCGCCAAATCCGCCAAGCCCTCCAGAGTCGGGGCTGGAATCCCCTCTAACGACTTGAACGGCCCTGCCAAGAAAACCGTACACCGAGTTGATTGATGTGACATTCTTGATCCACGACGCGCGCGCCTTCGAGTGCTCGGCTTGTCGTTGAGACACGGCCTGCGAGTAGTTGGGGTTCGCCTGCCCGTTTCCTACGATGGCCGGGATGTCGGAGATGTCGAGCTGCTCCGGAAACTCAAGATCGGCGGTCTTGATCCAGAAGCGCCGCGTCATTTCAGCGCCGCCGCCCTTCGGGCGATATTTGATCGTGAACTCGTACTGCGTTGACTGCTGCAATCCTATGGGCTGGATGGCGATAAGATTTGTGACGTTCGAAAAATCGACGGTATCGAAGACGATGGGGATCGAGATTGGCGCCCCTGATCCAGTGGCGGCCGGCAGAATCGTCCACTCCCCGATGCTTACCCCGGGGCCGATGTTGAACACGTCGTCCAGTTGGCGGATGCTCGCCATCGACAGGGCGCCAACGTCGATGCCGTGCGCACTCGACTGCACCTCGCCGTCGGTCGCGTTGATAAGTGTCGTGATCCTGGACGACGCGGGCGCGGCGAACATGCAATGCCGATCTCCGACGGTGATGGGTTGGCCTACCAGCAGGTCGCTGACGATGGGGAAGCTCTTCACGAGCCGCGCCCCGGGCCTGCGGGCCAGGCTGCCGCCGGGCTTCGGAATGAAGTTGACACACTCGGACAGCGCCCCGGGCGGATACCCGCGCTTGGCCGTGGTCAGTCCGTATTGAAGATGCTTGTACTCGCCTGATACCGTTCTCATCGACCGTACCTCCACGCAATCGACCGCGCCACGGCTCCGGCGTGGCCGCTGATCATGTTCGGCCGCGACTGGGCCGTGTTGTCCTGCTTCAGTGCGTACATGGCGCCTTGTAGAAGCTCTGCCTCTTGGTTTGCAGCGGCTCTGTCCGCAAGTGGGCCGGCTGCAAACGCCATTTTGCATGCGTATCGCAGGGCTTCGCGGAACGTGATCGGCGTGTCGTCTATGTCCATCATGACGACAGCCCGGGCCTTGATCATGGTTCCCAGTGGGAAGGCGAACGTCTCATGCTCGCGGTCGTACAGGAACTCACCGCGCCGGACCGTGCCGCAATGCTCTTTCGGCTCCACGACATCAAGGTGCAGGATCGACGCCGGGACGAAGACGCGGCCGTGGATGTCAGCTTCAAGCTGGATCGTGTCCGTGTTCCACCACCAGCCGCGTCCTTCGTTGGCGACGAGAAGCTCCCTTAGCTTCGTTTGGTACAGGGATTCGGCGGTCGATGCGAGCGGGTGATCGATGTCGATGCCGTCAGAGTAGGACATGCCGGCCATCGAGAGCATGGCGTTGATGATGTCTGTCTTGGTGCTCATACGAAAACGGCCGGTCGCCCGGCCGTGGTTGCAAGTTGGATCAGTCCTGCATCAGTCGATGGTCAGGACGGCCGATTGCGACACGTCGTCCACGCCGAAGGTGAACGCGGCGATGGTCTGGTAAGACCACCAGTTCTGGCCGGCCTTCGGCGCCTCGACCAGGGGAGTCGGCTCGAAGTTGAACGCATTCATCAGCGAGTCCGGGTGCGTGATCAGCGCCACGACTTTCCGGAAGTCCCCGTTGAAGAAGTTGTTGTTGTTCGCGCTGTTGAGCAGGTGGGTCGTGATGTTCTGACCGGCCGGCAGGTTGGCAGAACTGACCACGGGCACGCCGTTGATGGTGAACGACTCGACCTCGCGCGACGTGCCGTCGGAAGTCTTGTATTCCCGGTTGTAGACCTGCTGCGCCTTGGCAAGCGTGTCCCACATGAGAGGACGGACGACGATGAAGTGGCCGCTGTGTCGGTTCACGATGGCCTTCTGGTTTTCCGCCATGGTAGCCATGAGGGTAGTGAGCCCCTCCCACACGGCCGACGGGTTGCGTGCCCGATCTGCCGCGCCAAGCGACAGTTGCGTGCCGCCCGTCGCGTTCTGCTCGGCCGACAGCCCGTTGTAGGCCGTGGCCGTGGCCATGCCGGCCTTGGTGGCGGCAATCAGGGCGGCGTTGTCGATGTACTGGGCGAAGTGCAGGCTATGAAGGCGGCCGACCTTTTTGCGGAAGTCGAAGTCGTTTTGCTTTTCCTGCAGTTGGTCAAGCTTGTGCTGCATGGACAGCATTCGGTCCACGGTGATCCGCGTGCGGCCGACCACGGCTTCGCTGCTGGGCGCGGGCTCCATCGGCGTGATGGCCTGAATCTGCCCGCCGCCGATGGCCTTCGACTCGACGTGAGCCTTGTTGTTGAGCTGGTGATGCGAGAAGATCATCTGGTGCGCCAGCGAGACCTTGGGTACCATCTCGCGGATGACGTTCAGAACTTCCTTGGCAAATGCCTCGGTGTCTTTCACCGGGTCATATGCCGTCCCTTTTTTGCCATACCGGCCAGGTACGGATGCGTCTTGCCATGCCATAGATCAATCTCCTTCAGTTGATGGCATTCATGAGTGCCCGGTATTCGGGCGTGCGCCTTGCGGCGGCCTCCCCGTACTTCAAATACAGGGCGTCAATGCGTTTGTTCACTTCTCCCGCCGTCAGCGGGCCGCGTTTATGCGTCGCACGCGGCGTGCGACGGGGCGCCTCTTCCTCGGCATACTCGTCGGCATCGTCCTTGGGCGCGTTGCGGATCTGCTTCAGCAGGCGCACCAGCAGCCGGGCGGCAGGCCCGCCCTGTTCGATGGCCGCCTTCATGTCGGCCAGCTCATCGGGCGATGCGTTGGCCTCGGCCCATTTGCGCATGTCGTTCCACGCCTTCTTCCCGCCGGCGAACTCTTCGATCTCGGACGCGATCCGGGCGGCCTTGCGCTCTTCGCCGTGGCGGAATGCGTCATAGGACGACTTCACCAGCCGCAGGATCAGATCGCGGTCCTTGTTGCCGCGCAGGGAATCGCTCAGGCGCTCGAAGTCGCCATGAGATGCGGCATACATTTCGATGCCGTCCTCGGGGATCCCTGCGGCCGCGATCAGTCGGAGCGCGCTCTGAAGATTCAGATCGGCGTCGTGGTCGAACTCGTCGGACGATGCCTTGCGCTCGGGTTCGGACTGCGACGGCTCATCGTCACGCCCCTTGTCTTCGGGCGCGCCGGTGTCTTCGTCTTCGTCGGGCTGATAGGGGTGCTCGAAGTCGATGGCGTCGTCTTCGGGGGTTGCTGCTTCGTCGCTCATTGCGGGGTGGCTCCTTGTTCGGCCTGTGCCTGTGCGGCTGCGGCCTGTTGAACTTCTTCGGGTGATAGCACAAGGCTATTGGATTGCAGGCTATTGTAGCTAAACGCCAGCTTGATCAGCGCCTGCGAGTTGAGTGCCTGCAGGATGTTCGGCGGAATCTGGCCGCTTGCAGCCAGCAGGGCAAACGCCGATTGCAGTCGGGCAGCGTCAGCGGCACGCGACAGGGCGGCCTTGCCTGCGGAGATGGACAGCTCGAACGAGTCGTCCACCTTGATCTTCATCCGCTTGAAAAGCATGTTGGCGATGGGAAGCTGCAGGAACTTCGCCATGCCTTCGTAGACGGCCGTGTAGGTCTGGTTCAGGCCGGCAATGACCTGCTGGACTTCGTAGGCCGTCGTGCGCTCGCTGTTGCGGACGACAGACTGCGTGTCAACGAAGGCGGCGCCGAGACGCTGGCGGATCATGTCGGCGGCCTGCGTGACGGACTGCAGCACGCGATAGTCGCCAACCTGGACCGTCTGCACACCTTCCGCCCGGCCGCGCCGTGCGTCGCCGTTCTCCATCGCGGCAAAGTCCTCGGGGCTGATCCCGGCCGCCGGGTCGATTAGGAATCGCACCTCTGACATCAGCGTGCCGTAGATCATCGACGCCTGCAGCATGTACGTCATCGCCTCGATGTCGCCCATGTTCTCGGCCACTGGGCCAACGCTGTAGTTGCCGCCCGGAGGGATGCGCCACGGCACGTAGATGAACGGCACGTCCTCAGCGTCGATCATCTTCGTGAACTCGTCCGGCAGCTCCTCGTCGTCGATGGACTGTCGCATCTCGAAACGAATGCGCTTTCCGTCGCGCTTGGCCGTGTACCGCGTGACGACGGGCAGATAGTCGTGATCGTCCACGTCATCGATGCCCAGTGCCTCCAGCTTCTTCGGGTCGATGTCGAGCACCATCTCGGCCCGGCCGACCACGAACGTGACGATTCGGCCGCGGCTGATCTCGACGCAGAACTGATCCTGCGCCAGCGCCTCAAGGTCGCCGGAGTCGTTCAGCAGCAGGGCGCCGCCGTTCATCGTGACCGCATGCAGGATGGCCGTCTGCGTGGCGGCAGACTGCCCCCAGCGCGCCCACTCCTTCATGATCTCGGCCTCGATGGCGGCCTCGGACTCGGCAATGGTTGCCCGGACCTCGGCTTCGGACCCGTTCAGCAGCCCTTGGGCGGCCAGTCCCTCGATGCCCTTCTTCGTCATCTTGACGGCAACGAACGGAACGGAGTCGGGGAATAGGGCGTCATGCACCCGGCTTGCCAGCCCGGAGACGAGCGTTGACATCATGCTCGTTCCGGTGGGCGAAGCTTCGCAGTTGTCCGGCGATACGCCGACGGGCGGCAGCAGCGTGGGATTGATGATGGCGGCCGCTCGACGGGCGCGGCCAAGCGCATCTTGCCGGGCAAGATCGAGCCGGTCCCACGTTTCGTGCGGCGCCTCCTCATCGATGCTGCCGCGGTGGCGCATCAGGTCGAAGGCCTGAAGGGATATGCTCATCGGCTCATCCAGTTGCGGGCTCGGCGGCGAAACTCGGCGCTCGTGTCGAGCGCGTTCGGGTCGTCGGCAAAGAACTTGAAGCCGCCGCGGCTCTCGTCTTGCTCATCGCCGAGTGCGACCTTGGCCTTCTCCGGCGTCTCTTCCAGCGCCTTGGCCGTGTCCTTCTCGGACTGTAGGTTCGCGTTGACTATGGCCTGCTGGTTCTTGAGGATCGCCGCCTGATCCTCGGCCTCCTGCGCGGCGTTGTTGATCTGGTTCTGCGCCTCGACGTTGGCGTCTGCGACCTCCTGCGCTTCCTGCTGGCGCTCGCGTCGGAACGGCTTGCGGATGGCGCGGAACAGTTGCCGGACCGGCTTCGTGATGGGGCGAAGGAAACGGAAGTGAAGGCCCATTATTTGACGTGCTCCTTGAACATTTGGATGGCGTGCTGGACCCCCAGCAGGAACCCGGCGTGAAGCTCGGTCGTCTGGTTGTTGACGGCCGGCTGCGGCAGTTCGCTCACGATCTTGGCAAAGAGAGCCGCGGGAATGTGCGCGATATAAGTCGCTTCGATGGTCTCAGCGGAACGCATAGACTGACTCCATGATCTCCGCGGGATCATACCACCCTCGGTCAGGTTCTGCGCCATGTGCTGCGAGATAGAGCGCACGGAATGGGTCGGCTTGGCCGTGAAGCCACGCGAATCGGTCAAGGATGATCCGCTGCATGTCGTCGGCGGCGTGCGGCAGGCAGCCGAACGAGTCGTGGATCATCCACAGCTCCGGATGACCCGCTGCCACCATGGCATTGATGACGGCTCGCATATGGGTCGCATCGCACGAGTGCGTGAAGTTCGGTGCGACGGACCGCGTATCGTTGGACGGTACGTGTCCTTCTCGAATTGCGACGGACCCGGCGCGTGTCGTGATGACGCGCACTTTGGAATCGCCGGGCGTGACCGTGACGGTGCAATCGTCGGCCGTGTGCCATTCCAACCCGCCGCCAGACATCAGCGACCGGGCGCAGCCATTGATCTGTTTCATGACGGCCAGCGCGTCGCCACAGACTGACGTGCAGGCATGCCACGCCAGCGACGACAGCTCTCGCGCATACCGCCAGTGTTGATCTGGATCAATCGGCAGGCCGGATGCCGGTAGTCCCTTCGTTCGCAGGTACTCGGTGGCTGTGGGAAACGACAGGCCGTAGGGCAGGTTCATGACGACGGGCTTCACCAATGCCCGTGGCACACCCCCGGCGAACATCTCCCGGATGTCGGCTGGCAGCTTGTCGGCGGCAAGGATCGCGGCGTGTAGGGCGTCGGCGGCAAGCTGATACAGGTCCGACCGCGGGCCTGCCGTGATGTTGACGGCCCGGGCCATGGTCGCAGACCGCCCCATGGCGGCCAGGTGCTGACTGCCGTTGCATGACCCGTCCAGGTGGATCGGCGCGTGTGCGCGGAACCCTGCCCGGTCGTCGCAGTAGGCGCGCCACTCCCGGCAGGCTTGCAGGAACTGAAGCGGGCTATCGGCGTCGCGCCACCATGTGAACGCCACCGGATCGGCGGCCGCACGGCAGATGTCGTCGGATCGCCTCTTGGCCCACTCGATCTGCTCGGCGGGCGTGCATTTGTCGAACCCAAACAGGCTGGCCAGATTGCGCATCATCCATCGCTCGCCGGCGTCGCCCGGGGCGTGGCCGTTGGCGAACCGCAGGAA